TGTAGTAATGGACGCAACATGTGTGTCTAATTCAGGGGTCTTCTGGGTGATACTTTCCTCCTCAGATTGGAGAACTCCAGTTGGGTCTTTAGCGGTAAAAAGATGGGATATTTCTTGCGGTGCGCTGTACATAAAATCGTCACCTGCACGGACATACACCAATACATCTATCTCTGCAGAAAGTACAGGAGCAGTAATAATGCTCTGTACTCGCATAGTGATAGTCCCATTATGATAATCATCATTATAGGTGTAAGAAGGTGATGGTCCATTACTCATCATACCAGACGTAAACTGGGGTTCTAACCACGGCGATGTAGCACGGTACGGTACTGTCACTTCAACTTCATCCTCGAGGGACAAATCAACAATTCTTGAGAACGTTGTTGTTTCTGTGTCAGAAGTGCCAGTAATATCGCGCGTGGGATCCCAAGATATGAGAACTCGACCTTTGTGGTATTTAGTCTTTATAAATCGGAACTTATATATAAGACTTCCACGCCAAAATCTAAAACCTCTCCCAAAATATGAGACAGGTATAGATGTGGCATATCCACCACCACTACGAGCGTAGCCAGGATTAACCATAGCTGACCACAAAAGTGTGTCAACTGGTTGACTATTGGACCACAAAGTTCCTATTATAAAACTCTCACGAGTCAATAGATTCTTAAAGGCCAAAGGGTCTTCCTCTTCTACACCAGCAGTAGTGCTGGATATGGTTACCTCATTCTTAGGATCAACTGACAATTTGTCAATCGGCATACGTGTTTCCACATTTGCAAAAGCATGAAACGTCTTGGGTTGCATAGCTGAAACATCATCTATCATGGGTGGATTAGAATATCCAAACATTTTAGCGATACTCGCTACAGCTTTTGCTCCTACAGACGTAGCTGTTGCAAAAGTGCCAATGACAGGCACGTCAGTCAATTTGCTAGCAACGTTAGCTACAGCTGTGGCAGGTGCGGAAATGGTCCCTGATGTTTCTTCAGATTGTAGGGCTAAACCAGTAGTTGGTCCCATTATTCGCACATCTTCTGCCCATGCATACACCGCTACAGTGATACCAACTCCAGTGGCTCCATTAGCTGAACGCAAATTGGCATATTGCAAAAATTGCAAAACACCCATACGCTCAAAATCAGTTGCCTTAGTGGCATCTAACCAGTTGCGGGGCCATAGGAAGGGTAACACCATCTCGGCACTAGACATTGATTGGGGTTCTAAGTAAACTCCAGGCACCTGTGAAAAAGGCACTTGATCTACATCATCATTATACGCACCACGATTGTCAATTAGTGGAAAATAGCACGCTCTCAAACTACCGAAATAGAAGGGAGATGCATTTAACACAAATTTCAAATGTAAGCGACAGGATATTCTACCAAAATTATCCAACTTCTTGCGAATGTGGTCTGTATTAAAATACAGGTGCCACGGCTTAATGTCGGTTCTGGTAAAAGTATTCTCTTGCCACGTAAATTCGTGAATGCGCACAGGTCTACTTAAAAATTGACCTAAATCGGCCATGGAATCCATATCGGTGTCATAGGCACCGGAGTCCATATCCCCCATGTCTAACCGTTGTGACATAGCTTCATCCTTGAACAATAAATTCTCGGCAGAAACAGTCTCTGGTGTTGCATGATCCGTAGCTGTAACATCTTCCTCCCCTGACTGGAGAGAAAGTCGTCTACTACTCTTCTTCCACGCTTTCGTGCGATGGACATCGTGCTTTCGATAGTAATTATCCGCTATGCGGTTTTTACTCTCGAGCCACTCATAAGTGGCTCTGTCGCACGGTCCCACTAAACCTTTGCGTGGAGACAAACGGGTTCTACTCTTATTAAAAGAGGACACATTTTTCTTGCTCCCCTGCTGATGATGTGTCGCAACATCAGCAGGATCTTGGCTATTTTCTTTTTGATTTTTGTCGAGAATGGATCCTATATGTGATGCATTATCCTCATTTGCACCACAGGTGTTGGCTGGTGTGGATCAACTAACACTTCACTAAATAGTGACTTTGGGGAACGCCCAAG